GTTGTTCCAATGCCTGAGGTTAACAGCTCGCTGCGAAAGTTAACAGCCTCACGGGGCCTTTTTTTGAAACCGTCTCTTAGCGCCCTTCCGCTTCTTTTCCCATTCAGGAAGCGGAGCAATACCGCGCGCGGAGTCGCCCTTGCACTTAAGCACCGCATCCTCGTATGCAATGCCCTCTTTCTGTGCGACTCGAACACAGTGCATGTCCAATCCCGCACGCAAGTCCTCGATAAGCTGCTTGCAGCCGGTAAGAATCGCCTGGATAAAGATTTCCAGAGACGTGAAGTCGGATTGAACTACCTGCCCTTCGTCACGCCAGCGCGATACGAACACACTCTTGACTTGCGATTTCCCCGCACCGGACACGTTCTGCAAGTTCGGATCAGACGACGAGAATCGACCAGTAACCGTATTGGTGTGGTTGATCTTGTGGTGAATGATGCTGTCACCGCCGACAAGGGTAAGCATGCCCTTTTGCTCGCCCGTCTTTTCGTCGGTGGTTACGTAGTACGTGCCGAGGTCTTTACCCAGCTTCGCAACGTTCGCCAGCGTCTTGAGGAAAGGAATATCCCGGTTCCCCAGTGCTTCGATAACGTCGCTCGACACGCTGTACAGCCCCGGCGTGCTGCTGGCCCAAATCTCGTCCGGTGTCGTGTATCCCTGGAACTTGTAGTAGAAGTCCCGTATAGCCGTCTTAGGCCCGCGCTCCAGGTCTGGAACCTTGACCTTCTTGGTCTTGATTTCCCCGGCGTTCTTACCGCTTAGAAAGCGGATTGGTTCGGGCGGATGGTCCAGCTTGTGCCACTCGGAAACGGGCATCATTTCCGGCTCGGCCTTCCCGTCTACAACGCGCGACTTATGCTTGAGATACAGGTACTCCACTTCCTTCTGGAAGTACTGGAGGTTGCCTGCATCGTCTAGCGTTTCCGTCCGCTTCTGATACTTCACCGTGCCGCCGAAGATCAGCGGTGACAGGTGATAGCGGTTCGACCACTTGAACTCGAACGGACAGTCATCCGGCAGGTACGCACGAAGCTCCGCCGTAATCGCTGTCAAACGCTCCTCAAGCTCCGCAGCGAGACGCAGACCAAGCGCCTTGTCAACATACATCCCGTTGCGTTCCATCTCGACGGTACACAACAGGCTCCCCATGTTGAGGAGGATCGACTTAACCTGTCCTGACTTGCGAGCCTTCACAAGCTGGCCCAGGAAAATCTTTTCCGTGTTGCCGATGTCGCCAAGGCCCGACTCATCGCCGCAGAGGTATCGAAGGATCAAATCCTTGTCGATGTCCGGCGTATCTACACCAGCCTCCCACAGCGCCTTGACCTCATCAATCTTCACGTTGCCGCCGTAGGACACGACCATTTCGTCCATAGACAGCATGTGCGATGTCGGCTCCATACCGCGCAGCAGATATTCCGCAAGCTGGCAGTCCCAGACGTTGCCGCCGCGTGCTACGAACTCCATCCAAGCATCAAGGTTTTGCGGCTCACGCAGTGCATGCAGCAAGTCGAACTTGATGTTCACACCGACAAGCAGCGTCGTGTCTTTGAGGAGTTTCGTGAACCAATCGAACGGGCGCGGGCCGCGTCCAAAGTAATCCGCCGTGACCTCCCCGCCCTTACGCTTCCAGCCGGAGACCACAACGAAATTTTCGGGGAGGAATGGAGACGCCTTACGCTTCATGTAGGCTTTAATCGTGGTCTCCACGTCCCAGACGCAATACGTTATGTCAGCCCTCCTGCACACGTTCGGACATCGGCGGAATAAACGCGAAGTCCTCGTACTTACTTTGAATGCGGGCGAGGCGTTCGTCGGTCATTCGTTCGTTGTAGAACACGACCCGGCTAGCTGCGCCTCGATTGAATTTTTCCGATGCGTACACCTGCTCCCCATCGGTCCAGATTTGGCTAATTGAATCTGGAAATTTAGCGATGTGGGACAGTCCGCCCGAAACCCACAGAACGTTAATGCTCCTTCCGGGGTTCTCATACGCCGCAATTAGCGTGCTAGCTGCCGCCTCGTAACTATCATCTTTCTGTCGCAAGCACGGAGCAAACGCCTCCTCGTAGTACTCACCCAGAATGCGGGCCGCCTGATTGTCGCAGGTCATAAAGTCCAGGTCTTTAACCGGACGTTTGAAATACACGTCGCGGACTGCGCCGCCGACCAGCAACAGGTCAGGGATATATTTTCGAAGCTCTTGAACGGTCCTACCGTAAGTCTCGATCACGCAACCGACAGCCGGCCCGCGAAGCGTCATAACCTGCATTTCTACTCGCTCTCCTTGGTCAACGTGTTGTACCGATCCATGAACGCGGCCTGTGCGACGGCGGGCGAAAACGCCAGAGACGTGTCGAAGCTCTCCGGAGCAATCGGAACACCACTCGTCCATTCCCACGCAATAGCGTCCATGACTCGGTAGTGTTCCGCAGGCTCAGGCATCATCCATCGACGCTCCGTAACAAGCGCGGTCAAGTCTGCCGCCTTGATCGACGGATGCAGCGGGAACGGAAGCCCGAATCGCTCCAAGATCGCGCGCTCTACGCGATGCTCGATCGCCATGTAGTCGGGGAGAAGTTGCTTAAGCGGGCTGGACACATCGCCTAGGTATGCCTCCGACGCATCGTGCAAGAGACCTTGCAAGGCGTACTCCGGGGGCACAAGAAACGACACCAGGACGCTATGCTGTGCGACGCTGTAGAACTGCTTGGTATGCCCCGTGAATCGACAGATGCGCGACAGTGCGGTAGCGATGTCCTCGATTACGATGCTTTCCGGATCAGGCGACAGAAAGTCGAAGTAGCGCCCGCTCGCAGTGAGTATTGCTGGCGTCATCAAGTACTGAGGATGACAATCAGCATGACGAACACGCAAAGCCAAATGACGCCCATTACTTACCCTCCTCGATAAATTTACACACGCGTACCGCTTCCGCTATCGCATGCGAGGCAGAACAGCCCTGAATGATGAAGTGCATAACGGTGCGCTCGCGCAACTCGCGCGCCTCACACTCTGGAACCTTAAGCGCATGCGGTGGCGGGACATAAGGAGACAGCTTTGGTATATGCGACATTAGTCTGTACCGCCTAGCTCTCGAACGCGTGCGATCAGCGCAAGCACGATACGCGGGCTTTCCGACTCGTCGCCGTAGAGGCTATCTAGACCTTCTGTTTGCTCGTGCTCGCAGTGCTGGCAAATCTCCTCAAGCTCTACGAGCGTGTGCCCGTTATAGAGACGTGCCATTACATATCCTCCGGATGGCGGAAGCCAATGAAAACGGGATGACGCGGCGCGTCCACCGTTCCATGGTCGAAGTGCTTGAACTTGACGATCTTCCCGAACAGACTGGGATGATTGGCCCAGTAGTCCGCGCGTTGTGCAGCCGTGAAGCCCGTACCGATGTTGAATACGATGCCCTTTTCGTTCTTCACGACGAGCGCACCAAGCGTTCCCTTACCGTGCAGACCAGCCTTTGAGGTGCTGCGCTCCGTTCGGCCTGTCGCGTCCCGCTTTGCCTCGTTCGCATTGTGCATTTCCTCCTCGAAGCCAACGATTACTGCCTCGCCGTCTACGAACCGCTTCACCTTGACGAGACCGCCCTCGCGCTCCGTGCTTCGGCCGCACTTGTACTTGCCGTCATGGGCGCGGATCATCATTCCTTCGTAGCCGTCTGCGAGGAAACGCGCCTCCAGCTTGTCCAGGTCGTCGGCACATACGCAGAGGTGCTGAGGGACGCCTTTAATGTCCGCTTCCGGACACCGGTCGTAGAACTCAGCAATGCGTCGCTCTACAATCTCGCTACGGCGGTCGTAGCCCAGCTCATCGGAACGAGTTGGAATCCGCAGCGGGAACCAGTCGAACACATGAAACGTAAAATCCGGCTCGGCCGACTTACTCATAACCGCCATGCTGTTCTGCATGCAGTTGGTGTCGGTCGGAGAACCCACCGTAAGCTCTCCGTCGAGGCCCTCCAGCAGGCGCGCATACGCTGCGGCGAACTCCTGCACTACCGGATTCGGGATCGGCTTGAGCGAGCGGCTATACGCAACACCGCCGAAGAACACGCAGCGGATACCGTCAATCTTGGGCGAGGCCCACACCGGGAACTTGATAAGTTCCGGCTTGGTGAGCGTCGCTGCGAGATTGGGTTTAAAGCCCGCTGGGATCAACGCGGCTCCGTGTGAATCACTTCTGCGTCCCGCAGTTCGAAGCGGAGAACCTTCCCGCCACGCGGGCAACGGGATACCGCGTTGTGCTTCTTCGTGTAGATGCGTGTCCCCGTGCTGTAATTCGTCGCGACGCTGCCGTCGTCATGTACTGCTACAAACACTTCTGCGTAAGGCTGCTTCTCGGTCATTCAGTCCTTTTCAGTTGCTCAATCATTTCCCAGACGAGGAACCCAGTGCCGCCCACCATCCAAGGCACTTGAATCACTAGGCAGATACAGCCGATTAGTTCAGCTACGCCCAGCCGAGCCACTCGCGAGCGCGCTGGAATTTCGGCGCGGACCATTCCAGCAACGGGCCGAGCCATTGGGGAAGCTCGTAGAAATCGTCCCGGTCGACGATTTGCGTCCAGAGGCGGTATTTCTCGTACCAGCTACCGAACACCGGGTACATGGTCTCGACCTCGATACCCACTGGACAAGCGACAGGCCGGAGAACCCGAACCAACGTCCCGCGAGAAAGGATGTGCAGTGGTTGCGTGCGAACGTCCGCGCCTTCCTTGATTTGCGTGCGGATGACGCCGTACCTCACTTAATCTCCAGGTCGATCACTTCGCCCATAAGACCGTCCGCAATTTCGTCCAGACCTTCACGGATAAAATCGTCTGTTCCAGTCTGAATGTGCTTGTCGTCGTACTGGATCGTTGCGCAAATCTTGACTTCCCTCATGCAGTCTCCACAGGCATAAGCAGTCGGCCGCGTTCGCCGTCGAACATGACCTCTGCTTGGGGTGATTGGGGTGCACCTTGACGGCGCAGTTTGTTTTTCGTAATGCCGATCCAGCGTGACGTGGCGTAGAAAGGATCATTCGACGCGCCCAAGGTGATGATTGCGTCTGCCGCTCCCTGCTTTCCTGTCTTGCTGTCCTTCAGCATGGGAAGCGTCGGGAACTGCATCCCGTCGCCATCCGCCGAGATTTGCGACGTGGCGATAATCGGCGTGTCGTACTTCACCGCCATAAGGCGCGCCCACTGATACTGAGCCTCTAGCAATTGGTCAGTGCGCTGCCCACCGTTCAGCGCCTGCCCGCCGAACTTGATGTTGTCCACCATATCCATTACGACGAGTCCCGGCGGACAGCGGCGCATGATGTCCTCGACCTCGTAGTTCCAGAAGTCGTGAACGTCCATGATGCGGATACGATCGACACCGCCAACAGCGTTCGCGTACTTGTCCTTGAGCGTTCCGTTATTCGACATGCGGATTAGCTCCGCCATCGTCGCATTAAGCGCGCTCTGGTAGGTACGCTGGACAATGCGCCGCCCTGGGCCTTCGTTGTTCATCCAGAGGACATAGCGACCGTTATCGGGGCCGTAGTAGGCGTCAAACTGGTTCGCCATGTACGTAATCTCGGACGAAATGCCCGTCGTCTTGCCCTTATCTGGACGCCCCGCGAACACGATGAAGTCACCGCCGCGAAGCGGACGCATTACCGTGTTCAGGCATTCAAGCCGCCAATGCAATCCCCGGTCGTCCTTATCGTCCAGCAGGATCGAATCAATGTCCTCGTTGATCCACGGAACGCGCACCTTGCGATTCGTGTTCTGCTCGAACCGCTCAATCTCGTCCCGGAGGGATACGTAGAGGTCTACCTCATCGCCGTTGTTGTATTTCTCGATCAGCGACGTAACGCGATTCGCGGTCTCTGCCGCTACTAGGCGCTCCATGATTCCGGCCTCTAGCGACGGGTCGCAGTCCTCGTTGAGGACACGCCCTAGCAACGCACGGTACAGCCCTAGTTGTTCTGGCGTGAGCGTCGGGTGCGCGAACGTCCCGAACCACAACATGAACGGCTCAAGCTCGATGCGCTGCTGCTCAGGAAACTCGCTAAAGAACTTCCCGTAATCGCCAAGGATGACGACAGACTTTGCTTCCAGTGCTGCTGTTGGTACTGCTTTCGCCAGCCTCTCATAACGCTCGCGGTACTTGAGAAGCTGGAGGAGTGTTACCTCGATGGACAAGCGTTAAGCGGCCTTGATGTGAATCGTCGGCAGGGGCTGTCCGTCAAACGCAGAAACGGCCTTATATTTGTCGCAGGGATACTCCCGAACCAGCGCAGAATAGACTTCTCTGAGTTCGGCTCCGCCCGTCTTTCCGACAAGGGCGACAAGCATGCGCGCCTCGTCGTCCGTGAGATTAAGCGTAACCCCATCCCGGACGCTCTCGACCATCGTGACTTCCTTCGCCACGAAACGCGGGCTAAGTTTGGACGTGCTCATGTATTTCCTCTCTGTTCAACAACTTGGGGTCTTTACTCGAAACTACGTTGCGCGCGGCAATGCCGTATGCCCGTAGCTGCTTGATAATCTTCGCTGCGTTCGTCTGCCCTGCCTTATCGGGATCGAGCCATACTGCGACCGGCTTACCTGAACGGATCAACTCCGCCGCGATCCAGTCGGATGTCTTTGTCCCCAGCAGACACCATCCAGAGACACCGCCGCGAGTCGCGACCTTGTACGCCGATAGCAAGTCCTCAGTCAGCACGATCAGCGGCCCATCACCGTACCGCGCAACGAGCCGCCGTTTATCAACGTGAGGGTTCAGGTACTTCCGGGGATTCGTCTTATCGAGTGTCCGGGCCTGCCAGTACACGACCTCGCCCAGTTCGTCCCTAACCGGCAAAACGACACGCTGCATACGTGAATTCCAGTAGAACCCCAGCGCCTCAATTTCCCGATTCGAGATACCCGCTTTGTAGAGCCACACGCGGGCCTCCAGCGGCCACGCTGACGGGTTCTTTTCTGCGGGAAGGGGCAAGGCAGGACTAGCGGCTACGGCCTCCTCTGCGGCCTGTATTCGACGCAGACGGGCAAGCCTTTCCGTGAGACTTTCAGCCGGACGTGGAACCCAGCCCTTGTATGCACACCTATGGCAGTAGGCGGCCCAGCCATCCCGCTTATGGTTGATGTGCAGGCAATCGCCGGGGCCGCAATCGTGCGGAATCTTTCTACTGCCGCCCTCTGGGAGGGCTTGGGCGTGCTGCAACCAATCTTTCGATTCCAGCACGCACCTCCTACTGTTTAACGCCGCCGCTTACGCGGCAGAAACGCAGCGAGTGCCGACAGAGAACCACCAAACACCGCAGCGACAACGAAAAGTCCGGCTGCAAGAGCGACACCGATCCAGAGGGGCATCGTGACGAGCCACCAGGACCATGTAGCGACAACACCAATCCCCGCCAGCTTCAACGCGAGGGGAATGAGGAAAATGCACGGCAACAGCTTCAAAGCGTCGCCCCGAGCGAAATTGCCTCGATAAGTGCAGTTCGCTTCACTGCGTCCGCCGCCCGCGCCGCTTCGTCTGCTCGCGCCTCCGCCTCGATGCCTGCTGCTCTGTGATAGCTGATGAGGTCATCGTATTGGCGTACACGCTTGTCCGCGCGCTCGATCAGTTTTCGGAGATTCGCAACGTGCAATGCGATCAGGAATGCGTGAACACGCGCTGTGATTCGGACGCTAAGTCCTTTGACTGCTGCGAAGCCTGCCAAGAGGGCGGCCGTAAGATTGTGCATGTGGTCTCCTTAGACTCGAATTTCTACGGATGCGATTTCACAGGTTGCAATGCGGGCCAGCTCGTCTTGGTTGCTGTCGCAAAGGACCAGTTCATCTCCGCCCCAGCTTTCCGCAACCCTATCCACGTCCGCGAATTCCTCCGACGTGAAGTCGCGCTTGTGCACCCGGACGTTCATTCGATGCCTGCCAGTGGATCGACCGGCGCGAGTTCGCCGTTACCCTGCTTCGCCTCTGCTTCAGACGCGACGGCCTCCCGTACTTCCTCACCGATAGCAACGATGTCGCCCGGGCGGATTGTTACGATTTCCTCGTCTGCGCCGCTGCCCTTGATTACCTTGATGCCCTTGCCCTTGTCCGTGTCGAACACTGCGCGCACTTCGCCCGTGAACTCGCCGCGCGTCTCGCCGCGACCGTAGTTGAATCGGATCGTGTCGCCCTGCTTGAGCGAATCCAGCGCGGCGGCGGCCTTCTCTTGCGCTTCCAGTGCATCGGCTTTCGCCGTGTATTCTGCGGCTTTCGCGCGGTAATCCGCGATTCGTTCCGCGATTGTCTTTGCCATGTAGTCCTTATTAGTTAGAGGTTAGTGACAGGTGGATTTGTGTGGCGTCGTCACGATGCACGCCGACCAAGTACGACTCAGGTCATACGCACATCCGGTAATCGCTCCGCCGAGAAACGCCACGAGACATACGACGTAGAAAGCGAGTTTCAATCCTTGCGGACCCAGATTATTCGCTCCTCCGAGCATCCCGTAGGAAGATTCGAACACACCGTGACAAACTGCGCGTCTCCCGCGCAACCATCGCACCCGCTCGTCTCCGGCACGGCCACGTACTCCACGCCGTCAATTTCGACTGACTTCACGCAGCCTCCTTCAAGAGGATGTCGCCCGGATCGTTATGCGGCTCGTCGCTTGCCTTGCCGTTCGCATACCGCGTCACAATGTTGCCCGTGGACGGGTTCAACAGGACCAGTTGGCAATGCGGCTTTGCTTCCGGTGAGTACGCAACGAACTTCACATCGCAGCCGGAACGAAACTTGAGCGGCTTCCCGGTCATTGCGGACAGGAGGTCGAAATCCGGAACAGGTTGTCCAGCATGCTCACAATCCCCGATAGAAAGGAGGTAGTTGGCCTGACCTGCATCATCAACGACACCGACCCACCGTCCGGACATATCAGTCACCGTGTACTCACGGCCTTTCGTGATGTCCAGCGCCGAGACCAGTGCACGGATTCGGTCTCCCTTCTTGAATTTCGCCATTACGCGGCCTCCTTGTAGTCGATCACGCGCACTTCCTGCTCGACCTTGACAGTACGAACAACCTTGACCTCGACAATCTCGTAGACGCTACCCGGCGTGTACCGCGAGACAGCTTGCTCCGCTTCCTGCTGCGTTGCGAACGGCGTACCGCGAACTTCACGGAGTGCGGTCCCGTGCTTGCGGATGCGAAATTCGGTTGCGGGTTCCTCCACAAGCTCGTACTGAGATTCGTAGCGATGGTGGGTCGAACAGGCGTCCAACAATTCGGCAAGCTGGATGCAGTGTCGGTCCCCGCAGATGCGGCCAAACGACGTAAAGTTGTCGCGGACCTTGGCAACGGTGTATACCTCGCCCACTTTCAGGCCGTAGTCTTTCATGCCCGTATCCGAGACGTTGCGCACCTTGTCGCCGACCTTGAATCGCGGCTCCTCGATGGGCTCCAGCGACTCCGGAAGGTAGTACGCGTCCATACTCGTGTCGCCGTCGAAATCCACCGCATACGCTTCACCTGCGTTGAATGTATTCGTCCCTGTGATCGTCCCGATCGCGCCGATTGCCGAATCCATGCAGTCAAGCCACGGGAACGGTTCGCCGTACCGCGCATCGACCTTCTTCGAAACCTTCACCTTCTGGCCTACCTTGAATTGCTTGGTCATTTTAGTTCCTTAACTTTAAATTGAATGCAGTCCTAACCTGTACAGCGAAACTTGAACGCGGTTCCTGCCGAGTTCGCGCCGGTTCCATTCTCGAGCGAACTCCCTGATTGCATCGGTTTCGCTCACTCGCCGCTCCGTACCGTCACATCCGACGAGTTTCCTGTGAGCGCATCCAGCTTCACCCAGCGCCCGTCCCTTGTCTTAACCAGGCATCCAGTGGACCAGGAATAGAGCGTTCTCTCGCCGCTGACACGCTGGTATGTACTGCATTCCTCTTGCGTGCTGAAATGCGCAAGCGCGAAGATAGCGACCATCGGCAGTACCATCGCGAGCGCTACGGCTCCGAAGAATTTGAGGGATTCCATCATTGCCCCGCGTGAACCACGGAGTAGCCCGCCTGGACGCGCCCTGCAACGTTGCCGCGCAGCGACTTAGTGCGATACGAGACGAACGGCTTGGGTTCGCGACAATTCCGCAGCGCGGCCCAGCGGTCCCATCGATGCCCGTCAATCTGGATCGTTTCCGATGCTTCGTGAAACGAGACCGTAGCGCCCGCGACGTGTGCTTCCTTGAGTACGGCACGTTGGTTCATGCAGCACGCGCCTTGCAGGAGATGTCGAAGCCTGCACCGCGTCCCAGCGTCGAGCCGCGACGAACGCCGCCGTTGAACGGCATCCGATTATCTGGGCCGATGTGGAAGAAAGCGCGCAGTGCGTTGCGACGATTGCCGACGACGACTTTCTTAGCTTCCGGGTTCTCGTTGAGGAAGCGGCCGACGGTGTGCGTGCGGTTCAGGTCCAGTGCTTTACGGATTTGCGTCATGTGTAGTCCTAAGTTGATTCGTGAAAGTTGTACGTCTGCAAATGAAAAGCCCGCGCTGACTGCTCGCGGGCCTCTCCGTGTGATGCTCTGCGTAGATCAGTTGAGGAGTTTCTTCCTCCATGCTGCCCCTGCTTTACGCAGTTCTTCGATACTGCTCATCCGGCTCGCTTGATGCGTCCGGCCCTCCGTTAGGTTCTCCTCGTAAGGTTCGCGGCTGGTCTCCGCCGACGTGTGGTTATCCCGGCCTGCATACTTCGGAATGTATTCGGTCATACGCTCTCTTTTTGTTCGGTTGATGGAACAGGCTCGCCGGAACCCGCTCTACGAACCGACCGATATAGGCGAACTGCATTCAGCCGTGCCGGACGCTACCCCGGTATCCACCCGCTCACATGCCCTAAAGACATGCACGCCCTTACGGGCGTGGCCTACTCCAGATTTTCGGCCTCTTGCGTACTGCGGTTTCAAAGCTCTGTCAGCGGCTGGCGCCCATATCGCTAAGATCGTGCCGGGTGTGTTGTCTGTATCCCGGCGTCGCATTGTTCCGTGGCTTACCGCTATGCCTTGGATTCCCTCCGCGACTCCGACTCTTTATCCCGTTCTCGCCTCCTTGGAGGACTTACGCGCCGGGCTGGTAGGCCGTAACCGTGTCGCCGCATTCATCTTTAAATGAACACTTACAAATCTACCTAAAAATGTACACTTCCAACTGAATCTGTTAGAATCTATCCACTTTCGGTAGGTCATCGCTGACCACGGAACGAACTTTACCGACTTCTGTACACATCATCTACTTGTAATTTTGCATTGATGTTGATTTGTCGGTAGATTTTGACTATACTTCAGTAGAATCAGCAACTTACAAGGGCCTGAGCATGCAAAATCAACCGGTAGACCTCAACCAAGTTAAGGAAAACACACCAAACTCGGTAGATTCCGTCGCGGAGTTCGAAGTGTTCTTTGCGCGACTTAGGGAGGCTATCGGCACCGACGACCTCTACGGCTGGGGTAAAGAACACGGCTTCCCTCGCCAAACGCTCTACAACATGGTGAGCGCCCAGAAGGTTCCGGGCCTGGAGACGCTGCGCAAGTTCCGCGACGAGACAGCTAAGCCGATCGGATGGCTGCTTGGTGAGGACTTGCTTTATCCCAGCAGTTCTACCGTAGTGGCTGCTAACGCTCACACCGGAACCGACGAATTGGCTGAATTCGTTTTTATCCCCCGTTGCATGCGTCACGAAAATGACGAGCATGTAACGATGGCGTTCCGGCGATACTGGGTCGAGAAGTACCTCCAAGTACGCCCAGAGGAACTGGTCGTGTTGCGGGTGGATGATGATGTGATGGAAGGCACGTTCAATCGTGCAGACAACATCCTAGTGAACTGCAATGTTCCAGGCCCGGTGAAGGATGGTCTTTACGCGCTGTACATCAACAATGTGATGTTGGTTCGTCGTGTGCAGGTGCTTCCGAACAATGTGATTCGAGTGATGCCGGACAACCCGCGCTATCCGTCCTTCGATACCTCCTTGGAAGAAGGCTCCGGAGTTGAGCTTGCAGGCGTCCCGGTCTGGTACAGCCGCACGATTTGACAACCCTGTAAGGTGCATGTAACGTAAACCGCTTCACTATGGGTTCCACTGCATGCGCCTTAGCCTTGCCTTCTCCGTCGCCGTAGCTGTTGCTGCAACCGCCCAAACGGCGACCGCACAAAGCTCCACAGATAATCAATCCGCCATCGCGGCAGCGATTAAATCCGGAAATCCTGACGAGATAACCCGTGCGGTACTGGGAAATCGTCCCGAATGCCCTCCTGGCATGGCGTCATACTGCTCTCAAAAACAATATGAATTGGATAAGCGTCGCGCAGATGACAAACTAACCCGCGATCTTCTTAACATCGACGTAGAAAGCGCGAAGCGTAAATGGACCGCTGCAAAAGACGCGTATAAGAAGAACCCAACAACTGACAATGAGTTGGCCGTGACGGAAGCGGATGCGCGCCTACGCTCCTTGATCGACAAGCGGGCTCGCCTTGATGCCCAGTAAATCAATGAGATACCGCCAACATTTCACGATGCAAAACAGGGCCTAGCTTAGGAGAGGGCGACCCTCACCCGATCGGTAGGCATGCCGGATGATGCCCCAGGTACGTGCAAGGCGAACCCTGTTCATCCATAGAATACGCACGGTAGTTCTATCCGAGCGAGCGAAGCGAGCGAGGAGATTGAGCTATCCGGAAGATTAATAAATATTCTCGCCTAAGAGGAGAAGCAGGTGTTAAGCAACGCCAGCGCATTAGGCATAGAGATAAATATATTTGCCAGAAATGCAGAATAGCTGTACGCATTGGCGAGGTAGATCACATCATCTCTTTAGAAGATGGTGGAACCAATGATGATGATAATATGCAATTGCTCTGCATAGACTGTCATAAGAAGAAAACAGCTACTGATAGAGGATATGTTATTAAGTCTGGTAGCTCTGTAGATGGTCTACCTATGGATAGCTCTCATCATTGGAATAGCTAGGTATCCAGTGTAGCTACAGTGAATTACTCAGTGATATCTACAGTGTAGCCACTCAGCATTTCTCAATCGAAGATTGTAGTTCTCATAGGATGCATGCGTAGCGTGCAGTGTCCTCTAGTCCTATTCCCATCCGTATAACCTGCCCTGGTCCGCAATTCTGCGTCTTACCACGATTCTCCCTGTAGATGCGAATTATTCTCATTTACAGGCGGGGGTAGGCAAAAATGCGATTCCCCGGCAAGGCGACACCGGCTGGTCAGTCGCGAAATATCGCTAACTGCAAAAATTTCCGCCGATTGGAGCCAAAGCGCTCCCAAAACTCGGAATAGCTCAGAACTCTGGGTCGTCCTCAGGGCTTCTCCTCAACAGCGTTGCAATTTCCGACAACCGCTTATTGATCTTGCGGGCTTCGTCAGCAAGACCATAGGTTTGGTACGCGATGATTCCAAGCAGCGCCCCGAAAACCCCAATTTGCCAATCGCTCATGCTGGCCTCCTTATGGCCCGTTATCGTTGTGCGCGCGCGTACACACGCGTAGCCCAATTCTAGGAGACTTTCGATACGCACCCGCTCCGATAGCACTACGACGGCTGTAGCTGCTACCCAGGCCGCAGCATCCGGCCCAATGAAGCCGCCGGACCACATCAAATTGCGTGACACCGATTGGCCCTACTGGGATGCAATCGTACAGGCCCGAGCGGCTACGACCTGGAACAACGCCGACTTAGCCCTTGCGGCAAATCTGGCCCGCACCCAGGCCGATATCTCCCGCCTCAGTCTCGAACTTGAGGACGAGGGGGACATTCTGGAGAACGCACGCGGCACGCCAGTAGTGAACCCGAAGCACAACCTGCTGGAGACGCTTACCCGCCGCGCGGTCGCTCTATCCCGCGCCCTGCACGTCCACGCAGAGGCAACCGTGGGCCGCAGCCAAGACGCTGGCAAGAAGCTGGGCGCAGAGCAAGCAGCACGCGGAGCCATCCACAACGCATCCCAAGCGGATGACGGGCTAATCCCCGGTCTGACGCATTGAGGATTCGCGATCCAGTAAGCCCCGGCCCACTCAAGCAGACAATTCCCCAGACTCGCGGCGAGCGCGTAATTGCGTTCTGCGAGCGTTACCTCCGCGTCCCGGAGGGCGCTCTTGTCGGCCAGCCGATCCGCTTCGAGGAGTTCCAACGAGAGTTCATTCTCTCGATCTACGATAACCCGCACGGTACGCGCCGCGCCTACCTCAGCATTGCCCGTAAGAACGGCAAGAGTGCGGTTATCGCATGCATCCTCCTTGCTCACCTGATTGGGCCAGAGGCGAAGCTCAACAGCCAGATTGTCTCCGGGGCGATGTCCCGCGACCAAGCCGCCCTGGTGTTTAATCTCGCGGCCAAGATGGTCCAGCTATCGCCCGAGATTGCTCCGCTCGTTCGCATCAACCCATCGGCTAAGAAGCTCGTCGGCCTGCCGCTCAACGTCGAATACAAGGCGCTGTCCGCAGAAGCCAAGACGACGCACGGGCTATCCCCAGTTCTCGCCATCCTGGACGAGATTGGACAGATACGCGGCCCTCAAGACGACTTCATCGACGCGGTAACTACCTCCCAAGGCGCACACGCGGAACCGCTCCTAGTCGCGATCAGCACGCAAGCAGCGAACGACGCGGACTTGCTCTCGGTCTGGATCGATGACGCTCTCAAGAGCAACGACCCGCACATCGTCTGTCGTCTCTATGCGGCCCCGCAGGACGCGGAGCTAATGGACCGCTCTGCATGGGCGGCGGCGAATCCAGCGCTCGGCGTGTTCCGGTCCGAGAAGGACGTAGAGGAGCAGGCCAAGCAAGCCGTCCGCATGCCCTCCGTGGAAAACACGTTCCGCAATCTGATTCTCAATCAGCGCGTGTCCACAGTAGCCCCGTTCATCTCGCGGGATGTGTGGAAGTCGTGCGGCGGCCGGCCCCTGGAGTTCGAACCGAGCACGCAGGTATTTGGCGGCCTGGACCTTTCGGCCCGCACTGACCTTACCTCCCTCGTTCTAATCGGACGCATGGACGGCGTATGGCAGACGCACGCGTATTTCTGGACGCCCGCTGAGGGCATCAAGGATCGCGCCAAGCGAGACCGCGCACCGTATGACGTATGGGCGCGAGAGGGGTTCATCCGCACCACTCCCGGCCGCTCCGTCGATTACGAGCATGTCGCCCGCGACATCGCGGATATCTGCGAGGGCTTGAACGTACATTCCATCGCTTACGACCGATGGCGTATCGACCTCCTCAAAAAGGAGTTCTCCGATATTGGCATCGACGCTGACACACCCGCGAAGGACGGCGGAAAGCTACCCCTGGTCCCGCACGGTCAGGGCTTCAAGGACTTCTCCCCGGCGCTCGATGCGCTGGAGGTAGAACTCGTCAACGGGCGCATTGCACACGGCCTAACGCCGGTTCTCACGATGTGCGCAGCTAACGCCATCGTCAACCGAGACCCGTCCGGAAACCGCAAGTTGGACAAGCAGAAGGCAACCGGCCGTATCGATGGTCTCGTCGCTATGGGTATGGCATTCGGGGCAACGGTTCTCGCAGCAAGCGATGTGGAACCGGAGCGCACCTATCAATTCTTCGTTTTGTGAGGTCTGAATAGACAACAAGCTGTTTTCCGCTGTCGTCATCAAGTCAGTAAATGAGGACTCCCGTGTATTTGAAGGGATCGCCTCAACGCCGACAGCAGACAGAGTAAATGACGTGGTTGAGCCTCTGGGCCTCACGTTCCAGAAAGAAACACCACTCCTCCTCAATCACAAGATTGACCAGCCGGTAGGCACCGTCCAATTCGGCACGCCGACCGCGAAGGGTCTCCCATTCCGTGCGCAGATTCCGAAGGTAGACGAGGAAGGCGAGGTAAAGCGCCGCACTGACGAGGCATGGCACAGCGTCAAGAGCGGCCTTATCAAAGGCGTCTCTATTCGCTTCCGCCCGACCGAGTACGCATACAAGGACGACGGGGGCATGCACTACAAGAAGGCGGATATCTCCGAGCTATCGCTCACCGCCATTCCGTGCAATCCCGAAGCGCTTATTACTGCGTTCAAGAGTCTTTCAGAAATTCCGGACACCGCTCCGACCACGCCAGAGGGTAACGCCCAAGGCAAGCAAGCAGACCCGCCGACCGGCGCGGCAACAACCCAAGCAATCGAAACCGCGCCACGGGCCGCGCTCAAGCCCTTCTTTTACCCAATTTACTAAGGATTACGTATGACTCTGGCACAACAAATCAAAGCACTTCAAGAGAAGATGGCGGCGGCAGTCGAGAAGCGCGATAAGACGGTCGTGAAGTCGGCAACGGAAGGCGTCGCGCTGACTGCGGAACAATTCGCAGAAATCGACGGTATCAACGAAACTCTCAAGGCCGACCAGAAGCAACTGGACGCGCTCAAGGAAACGGAGAAGTCGCTCGCCGCGCGTGCAGTCGCCGTCCCGAAGCAAGAGAACGAAATCAAGGTCACTGCAAAGTCTGCGGTGTCGGTCGAAACCAACGCGCCGAAGGGCTCGGCATTCACGCGTACCGCAATGGTTCTCGCGAAGGCAAACGGCAACCTCGCTGTTGCAAAGATGCTCGCAGAGGAGCATTACAAGGATGACGCCGTAGTGAACGGCATTGTCAAGGCGGCCGTCTCGGCAGGTTCGACGCAGGTAGCAGAATGGGCGGGCAACCTGATTTATCCGGAAACCTACGCGGGCGACTTCATCGAACTCCTGTATCCGCAAACGATCCTCGGCCGCCTGAATCTCCGGAAGGTGCCGTTTAACGTGCGTATTGCCGGTCAGAACGGCGGGACGACGGTCGGCTGGGTCGGTGAGGCGAAGCCGGTCCCGGTTACGTCGGCAAAGTTCAACGCCATTTTCCTGACGTGGGCGAAGGTCTACGCGATTGCTGCATTCTCCGATGAACTTATCCGCTTTTCGAATCCGGCCGCAGAGGCACTGGTGCAGGCGGACTTGCTCAAGGCTACGGCGCAAGGTCTGGACCGCACGTTCATCGGCAACGGCGCAGCCGTCGCAAACGTGTCGCCGGCCGGTATGCTCAACGGCGTAACCGGTGTGAAGGCGAGCGGCAACGAGGCGCTGCACCTTATCGCGGACATCCAGACCCTTACCGCTCCGGCAATCGCGGCGAACCTCGACCTGTCGCGCGCACTCCTCGTCATGTCGCCGGCGCGCGCGCAAGCGATCGGCGCGATGCGTAACGCCCTGGGCGCGAAATACTTCCCGGACATCAGCAAGGACGGCGGTACGCTGGAAAACTACCCGGTCATCACGTCGAACAACTGCCCCGGCGATCAAATCGTGTTCCTGATTCCGGACGAGGTGTACCTCTCGGAAGATGCAGGCCCGCAGATCGACATTACGCGTGAGGCGTCGATCATCATGGACAGCGACCCGGCAAGCGCGACCTCCGCACCGGTCTCGATGTTCCAGAACAACATGGTTGCTGTCCGCATCGGCCAATTCATCAACTGGCAAAAACGCCGCAATCTCGCGGCGAACGTCATCACAGGCGCTAACTACGGCTCGACCGTCACGCCGTAATCCCTCTTGCCCCGCCTTCTGCGGGGCTTTCCGTTCAACGCTTACCAACTCGGAGGCCAATGGCCCAATTCGTCACGGTGCAAGCCCTCCGGGATGCACCGCTGCATCCGCCTATCAAAGAAGGCGAGCGGCGCACACTGGGGAAGGCAGAAGCTGATTTTCTAATTGAGCTTGGCTGGGTGAAGGTAGCCCCCAAACCAGGCCGCCCCAAGTTCAAGGACACTGAATGAGGGTATTCGGCTGGGACGTAACTAAGGCGCTCAAGTTCAAGAAGCGTCCCGCCGCGTCGGTCGGTGCATCTGCAATCGGTGCGCCTGGGTCTAACGGGTACATCCGCGAGCCCTTTACGGGGGCGTGGCAAAAGAACCAGGCATTAAGCACGCGAGACGGCATGCTTGCAAGCTCCGCCGTGTTCTCGTGTGTAGACCTCATCTCGTCGGACGTTTCGAAGTTGCGTATCAAGTACGTCAAGTTGACGGACGGCGTATGGCTCGAATCTAGCGCCCCGCGCTTCACGACCGTACTACGCAAACCGAATCACTACCAGACGCGGCAGCAGTTCGTTAAAGCCTGGGTCGCAAGCAAACTGACACACGGCAATACCTACGTGTTGCTCAATCGGAACAGCATGGGCGGCATCGTCTCAATGGACGTGCTCAACCCCAAGTACGTTGTTCCACTTGTTGCTCCAGATGGTTCGATCTTCTATCAAGTAACGATGTCTCCGCTTATGGTGACGCCGCTCGAAACCTTCGTGGTTCCGGCGCGAGACATCATCCATGATCGGGGCATTACGTCGTGGCATCCGCTCGTAGGCATGACGCCGATTGCCGCGTGTGCAGGTTCGGCCGTTCTCGCTAGCAGCATCACGAACAACTCTGCTGCGTTCTTCTCCAACGCGGCTCGCCCTTCTGGCGTGCTGTCCGCTCCGGGCGCAATCTCGGAACCGACCGCGCAACGGCTCAAGAAGCAGATGGACGAGTACAGCGGCATGGGCGCAGGCGGTACGCTTGTTGCCGGTGACGGCCTTGTGTACAACCCCATGACGATGACCGGCTCCGACGCGCAGACCGTCGAACACCTTCAATGGACAGCGCAAGATGTGGCTCGTTGCTTCCACGTTCCCGGCCATAAGATCGGCTTGGACACTGGATCGCGTACTGCGAATAGCTCGGCAATCTACGAGGCGATGTATTACTCCGACTGTCTGCAAGCCTACCTTGAGGCTATCGAGCTACTGCTAGACGACGCGTTTGGTGTACCCGATACGGTCGGATTCAAGTTCGATACGTCCGGCCTTATGCGGATGGACGAAGCCGCAATGTTGTCCGCGAACGCGCAATCTGTTGGAGCCGGGATCATGGCACCGAATGAGGCGCGCGCACGACAAGGACTCCCGCCTATGCCGGGTGGTGATACGCCGTACATGCAGCAGCAGAACTATGCCCTCTCAGCGCTGGCTGCGCGGAAGCTTCCGGACGATGCACCCGCCCCGAATGAAGCACGCGAACAGGAGGAACCTGAAACAGAACCAACGCAAGAGGAGGAGCAGACAACCGTAGATGAGTGACCTAATCACCCTCGCTCAAGCCAAGGCACAACTACGGATCACGGATACCGACAGCGACACGGAGCTGGCCGACCTCATCATGGCGGCCAGTGCGATTGTTGTCGGATACCTCAAGACGGAGGCCGCAGCGACATACACCGCAGCGACCGTCCCGGCACACATCCGGACATCCGTGCTTTTGGTTCTCGCCTCTCTCTACGAGGATCGGGAAGGCGCGAACGACCCCATCGGCCCCGCAGTTCAATCGCTTCTCATGCGTGACCGCGACCCGGCCCTAGTGTGAGGAACATCCCATCCCGCCCCACTCGCCGCGTTGTGACAGGGGTACGTGCGGGAACCCTCCGCAACAAAGTGTCCCTACAGCGACGCACGCGAACGAAAGACCCAGACACGGGGCAAGAGATAGACGACTGGACCGAGTATGCGTCCGTCTGGGGTGCAGTCCTCCAGCTAAACGGCAAGGAGCGCATTACAGGCGGTACATATGTTGACATCGGCTCTGCAAGTATCCGCATTCGCTACCGGGACGACGTGACCAACGGCGACCGCGCAGTGGCCCAGGGCGTTGTGTTCAACATCGCGTCCGTCCTGCCTAACGTCGCGTCTCGCGAATACACGGACCTCGTATGCACGGAGAACGCTAACGATGGTTGAATCGATCGTCTACAAAGCGCTCGCCTCTCTCGCCTCCGGTCAAGTCTACCCGGATGTTGCTCCGGCAAAGACCCCGCCCCCGTGGATCACCTACCAAGCTGTCGGCGGACAGGACTTTACGGGCCTCGACAACGAGCTACCCGATATCGAGAACGCACGCGTACAGATCAGCGTGTGGGCCAAGACGCGCAAAGAAGCATCGCAGCTAATGCGGCAGATAAAGCGAGCACTCGTCAATCCGCAAATCAAGGCCGTTCCGATCGGCGGCCCAGTCAGCAATTTCGAATCCGACACGCTCCTCTACGGTTCGTCTCTGGACTTCTCCATCACATACAACGCTGAGGTCTAATGGCAGAAAACACCGTATCGACGGCAATCACCGCCCAAGGTACTAAGCTCGAATACAACACCGCAACGACTGGTGCGCCCACCTGGGCGAAAGTCGAAAACCTCACGGACCTCTCCGGCTTTAACGGCGCGGCGAACGTCATCGACGTAACCGACCTCGACAGCAAGGCAAAAGAGAAGCGTCTCGGCCTTCAAGACTGGGGCCAAGTTTCCCTCGCAATCAACATCAACCTGAAAGAGCCCTCTCACTCGGCCTTGCTGGCTGCGAAGAAGGCCGGTACGTCCATCCAGTTCCGCGCGACGCTCTCGGACGGCTCGACGCTCGAATTTAGCGCGTTTGTGAAGGACTTCCCTATTTCGGCAAAGGTCGATCAGGTCGTAACCGGTACGGTTAACCTGGAAATCACGGGCGATATCACCGTAACTGTTGGTGCCTGATCGAATCGATGAACTGGTGCGGCTCGCTATGTACGAAGTTCAAGCGAACGCCGTACCGGTTATCAACCGTCTTATCCGCGAGGCGCAGCGCGAGCCCGCTCCTACCGTCTGCAACTTTGAGGAAGGCTGTGAAGCCTGTCATTAACACATGAATAAAGAACAAATCTTCGCGGCATTCGCCCCGGTCATTCACGAAGAACCGATTAAGGCTCTCGACGGAGCAGCGCTGCGATTCAAAGAACTCTCCGGCACCGCACGCGACGAACTCTATCGCGGTATCAGCGGCGACAACAGCAACAGCAACTATGAGGCGGCCGTGATCGCGGCAACCGTTGTTGATGAAAGCGGCGAACCGATCTTTACGGAGGATGACGTGCAGGCGTTGCGGCAATCACGCGCCGCAGCACTTGAGGAAGTCTCTCGCATCGCCATGCGAATCAATAACATCGGCGCAGCAGCAGAGGACGACGCCGCAAAAAACTAAGGGCCAGTCCGGAACGCTTAATGTGGTTCCGGCTGGCTAAAGAACTTGGCATGTCGGTACGGAGGACACAAGCAGAGGTATCAAGTGCGGAATTTGGCGAATGGATCGCCTACTTCTCGATTGAGCCTTTTGGCGAACGTATCGCAGACCTCAGAGCCGGAACTATTGCGAGCGTTATCGCGAACGTAAACCGCGCGCCAAACACCCCTCCTGTCTCGCCACGCGAGTTCGTTTCGTGGGTCAACGATCCGAAACCACCACAACAATCACGAAGCGCGGAGGAGATAGCCGCATCCGTATTCGGCGTCAACCTTGCGGAGCTAAAGAAGAATGGCAAAAGGAAGATCGTACTCCGTAGACAACCCTGATGCATTAGCAAATGCAATTTCCGGGCTAGATTCACGGACCGCTGAGTCGGCGCTACGCAAAGCCGCTGCGGCTGGTGCGACCGAGTACAAAAAAGAAGTCGCATTGCGCGTGCCTCGCGAAACCGGCGACCTCGCGGCCGGATTGACCGTCGCCTATGACCAAGAGGACAGCGTAGCGGGGGCCGTTGCTACCTACATCGTCACTTTCGTAGGAAACACGCGGGAACGGGGCAGAAATAAGCGCAAGGTGTCGCGGCGCGCATTAGCACGTTGGCTGGAAAACGGCACGTCGAAGATGCCCGCACGTCCATTCGTTCGCCCTGCGTTCGAAGCTGCGAAGCGCCGCGCGGCCGACAAGATCAATGAACGGCTAACAACGGAGGCAAACGCTGTCAAACAGCAATAACAACACAGTTATCCGCGTTTCGGTCGATGCCTCGGGCGCTCAGGCGGGTATCAACCAACTTCGAGCGTCAAACGCCCAGCTTAACGCTTCACAGGAAGAAGTACGGCGAAAGCAAGAGGCCGTACAGCGTGCGATGCAAGAGGCCGCGAGTAACGGTTATAACCTCACTGCGCGAGAGGCTAAGAAGCTTGTAGACCAGTACGACCGACTACAGGCGACAGCAGGTAAAACGCGCCTTGAGATGCTGAATCAGCAGGCGGCCGCACGCGGCGTTACGCAAGCGTTTTCGGCGCAGGCGGCAGCGATCCAACAGGCAGCAACGGCGACGCACTCGTTCAGCCTCAACAACTCCGCCGCCCGCCGCGAAATGCTGGTGTTGGCTCACGAAGCATCGCAGGGTCAATGGAAGCGGTTCGCCGGTTCGATGCTGGTAATGGCGGAGGCGTCGGACGCCTTGAGCCTAGTTATGTCCCCTCTCGGTATCAGTCTAGCCGCTGCTGCTGGCGCAGCATTCTTGTTTGCCAAGGAAATTTACGCGGGCTACGAGTCAGCACAGCAGTTCAAAAAGGCGATAGCGGGCACAGGTGGCTATCTCGGCACGAGCACCGAGCAGATGCTGGCGTGGTCGAACCGCCTACAGGACGGCCGCACGTCCCTATCCGCTATTCGCGAAGCTATGGCACAGGTGGCAGCAACTGGCCGTGTCATGGGTGATGACCTTGGTCTCGCTACGCGGGCCGCTATCGGCATGGCGGCGGATATTGGCATCGGTACGGACAAGGCTGCGGAGTCCCTGGCAAAGATTCAGGACGACGTGCTTAAGTGGGTCGCCGAATACCAGAAAGCGCACCACACTTTCAACGCGGCGCAGATCGAAGAAATTGAAAACTTCGTGAAGCAAGGCGACACTGCGTCCGCATTCCGCACTGTCCTAAACGGCATCGCTGGAGCGCATGAGAAGATCGCAGCCGACGCAGATAAGCACATGGGCGCTGTGCTTACGTGGTGGAGGCAATGGGGCGCAATTATCGACCGGGTTAAGGGATCGATAATGAACATCGGTGTCCCGTCTACCCTGACTCAGCAGATCGGCGAACAGCTTGCGAAGGTCGAGCAGTTACAAGGCGCGCTCGCTGCGCACAGCGGAGCAGCCGTCAACGGGCCTAATGGTCTCATCTCTGCGCGGGAAGCTCTCGCCATTGAGATGAAGAAGCTGGATGTGCTGCGCGATCAGCAGGCGGAGCAATTCAAGGCAATACGGCAGCGCGAAAAAGATGCAAAGGAAGGAGACGCCGCAGTCCGTGTCGGAGAATACCTCCGTTCGAACAAGTACGCTACGCCCAAAGAACGGCAAGCCCTGGATTTACAGGCAGAGAAAGAAGCATTCGCGACCGCGACGCTAGACCTCGACAAGAACTCCGCGAAGTACGAGGAAGCGCTAAAGCGTCACCAAGGCAACATCACCCGAATTAACGAGCTGTACGCGAGAAGGACGCGCCACCACGTCAACGAGGGCGGCCTCAACGCGGAACTTGCGCAGCTTGCGGGTAAGAATCGGCTAATTGAGGCAGAGGCGAAGCGTTCCGAATCCACGCTCAAGGCGCAACGCGAAGCAGGCCTGATCGACTCGGAAACGTACTTCCAGCGGCTCCACGACATCCAGGCGAAGGCGCTAGACCAAGAGATTGCGAACGCCAAACAGCGCGCAGAAATTGCCTCAGCCAAGAAAGAGAAATCCGTGTATGAGACAGCAAACGCGGATTATCTCCGGCTCGCGGAGGAGCGTAAGAAGATCGACGCCGACCTCACCGACGCACTCTCGAAGTATCAGGCCCAGCGTGCAGCGAACGTCACGAAGTTCTCCCAGCAGGAAGTGGCGGCGCTTGGTGCGCAGATCAACCAGTATGCCGACGCGTTCAACACGCGGAACATGCTCGCTGACGAGAAGGCAACCTATGACGCTCGCGCAGCGCTCCGAGACCAGTTCGAGCGCAAGATTGCATCGCTCAACGAACAGTACAGCAGCCCCAGCGCAGATCAGAAAGAGTACCAGGAGAAGCTACGCATTGCGGGCGAAACATACCGCAAGCAAACTGAGGCGTTCGAGGAGAACCAGCAACGCCAGCGATCAATCCGCGAGTCGTACAGCGAGCAGTTCAAGAAGGGCTATGCTGACCTTGTGGGGTCGTCCCAGACTACGGCCGAAGCAGTCGCGAGCGGATTCCGCAGCGCGTTCGATTCGCTTAGTAGTGGCCTTGATACGTTCATCACAACGGGTAAGGCAAGCTTTAGTTCGTTCGCTACGTCCGTGCTGGCCGACCTTGCAAAGATTGCACTGCGCCAAGCTGAGATTGCAGCGTTCAAGAGCATGGCGAGCGCGTTCTCGTTCTTTAGCGAGGGTGGCCCGGTTGGTCATTTCGCGTCTGGTGGCGCGATCAGCGGTCCCGGCACGGGGACTAGCGACAGCATTCCGGCGATGCTCTCTAACGGGGAGTTCGTCATCAATGCGGCGTCCACGAAGAAGTACCGGAGCCTGCTGGAGGCGATCAACTCTGGTCATATGACCCATTTCGCGACCGGCGGTATTGCTGCGGCGCTCGCGCCCTCTCCTTCGGTTTCTGGCGGCGCAGCCTCTCCGGTCAATGTCGAGGTTCACAACCATGGAGGCAGCGGTCTATCGGAGCAAGACGCGAAGGATTTGCAGCAGCACGTACAGTCGTGGATTGATATTCGAATGGAGCAGCGCATGCGAGAACAAGGCGGGTTCGCCTTTCAAATGAAGTACGGGCAGATTTGACGCAGCCTGTACCGGTATTCACATGGGCTCCGCTGCTGGGTGTCTCAGGTACAACGAAGTTCGATGTGCTTGTGGCCCAGTTCGGGGATGGGTACAGCCAGCGCGCTCCGAACGGCATCAACAACGCCGCCGACGTATGGCCCCTCACCTTCCGCAACGACGACGCCGCAATTGACGCAATCCACGCATTCCTAAAGTCAACACGCGGCGCGCAGCGCTTCGAATGGACCCCGCCACGAAGGGCGAAAGGTATGTTTGTGTGCGATCCACAAGGCATCACGCGTCAGATCGAGGGCGCTGGCATTTCGACGCTAACCGCAACATTTCAGGAGGTTTTCTAGCCCTTGTCCGACTTGCAGAAGATCAATCAAGGTACAGCGCCTACCGGTACTGACGGAGATACCGTAAGAGTAGGATTCTCCAAGGTCAACGCGAATACGGACGTACTCAGCAAGCAAATTGCACTTACCTCCCTTGGTCCTATTACGGCTCCGCAAGCGCTGACGCCGGACCACATGGGAAAGCGGGTCAATTTCAATCTTGTATCTGCCGGGACGATTACGTTACCTCCGGCCAATACGTGCGCCGCAGACCAAGTTACGCTGATTCGAAATCTTGGTTCGGTAGCCGTATCACTCGCCGTCGCCGACAGATCAGGGGACACACTTGCAATTTCTCAGGTAGCGGCCGGAGAGTCCGTGCTATTAGACAGTAACGGGGATCACGCATGGGGAGTGCTTATGCGTGGCCGCCCCGCATCGGACAACGAAACAGTTCCCGGCAAGTTGGCCGTAGGTGCTGATACGGCTATTGGTGGAAGTCTCGATGTCGCAGGCGACGTTAAATTTGCCAAGCGCCCAACCTTTGCCGGAAAGACTCCATACGACACCGGCAATCTCTCACCAGTTGATACAAGCAGCGACCAAACTATCGGCGGAACAAAGACATTTTCCAATAGGCCGACGTTCGCAGGAAAGGTTCCGTGGGACTCAGGCAACTTGAATCCAGCAAACTATGCTGGGGTGGGCGGTGCAACATTTATCGGAGGTATTACTTCGACGTATGTTCCTTCGTATTGGGGGTCCGCTATTTTCGTGTCAGGGGAACTGGGGGGCGCGTTCGTTGAATGGCCCAAGACCCCGACCGCTCTGCGTATGGAGTGCGGTCAGAATGGTGCCGCGTATAAGTGGCTACATGCGCAGCACAGCGGGGAGCGGGATCTCGCTGCGGTTGGGGTGTATGCAGGTGGTTCCGCATCCTCAATGCCTTCCATCTACTTCTCGCTGTTTGGCAGCCAGAATCAATTCCAATTTTATGCGAACGGTAACGCGACATTCTCAGGCGCGCTAACGCAGTATTCAGACTACCGCATCAAGACGAACGTCACGGAAATTGATCCTGCGCAGGCGCTGGCAGCGGTATGTGCAGCGCGTCCGATTGAGTACGATCGCACTGACCTGCCGCCGGACTCTCCGCGTATGCCGGGGTTTATCGCGCATGAACTTCAGCAACAGTTTCCGTTACTGGTCAGCGGCGAAAAGGACGCTGTTAAAGACGAAATGCAGGACTTCTCGCAGGGGCCGCCACGACCAGCTAAGAAGGTGCCGGATTTACAAGGTGTGAACTACATCGGCATCGCGCCGTACCACACGGCAGCAATCCAGGCGCTTGAGGCCCGGGTTGCGAAGTTGGAGGCTGCGGCATGCAAATAGCATCCGACGTACAGCGACCGTTTCCGGGTGCGCGCGTCGAACTCTACGAAGTAGACCTTACACCGCTAGGCGGCGACGTTCTCCGCTTTCACGCACACCTCCAGTCCGGTCCAATCAAATGGGGCGGTCACGAATATATGCCCTGGCCGATCACCGCGTCAGGATTCGCGCGGACGGGTTCTCAAACGCAGCCTTCACCCACCCTCACCGTCTCGAACGTGGACGGTTCAATCTCTGCCCTCTGTATCGCATTCGCAGATATGGTCGGCGCGGTCGTTCGCCGACTCTGGACGCTGGAGCAATACCTCGATGGGTCGCCGGAGGCCAACACTTCCGAGTACACCGCTGTAGAAGTTTGGCGCATCGAACAACGGACAGAGGAGACTCCCGTTAGCGTCGCGTTCAAGCTTGCGTCCGCACTGGATTTCTCCGGCGTGCAACTTCCGGCAAGGCAAGTAACGGCCACGCTCTGTACATCGAACTATCGTGATCCTGTATCCGGCTGTAGCTGGAGTGGTATCAAGTTCTTTGACAAGAATAACAACCCGGTGTCCGATCCCGCGCTCGATGTGTGCGGCAAGCGGTTGTCTAGCTGTAAATGCCGCTTTGGTGAGAACGCCGTACTCCCTTGGGGCGGATACCCGTCAGCAGGCAGAAACGGAGGTCTATGATTGAATCGAAGATGCGCGAGGACATCGCAAAGCATGCACTCGCTTGCTACCCCGAAGAATGCTGCGGCGTGGTCGTCGGAGGACAATACTTTCCCTGCCGTAACAACGCGCCCGCCCCTCGCGATGACTTCGCAATTTCTCCAGATGACTACGCAGCCGCTGAGGACATCGGCCCTATAGAGGCGGTCGTGCATTCCCATCCTGGCGCAAGTGCGCAGCCAAGCCAAGCAGACTTAACTGCATGCGAGGCCCGCGAGGCCCCGAAGTGGATCATCGTTAGCCTTGGAGTTCAGGCAGACGGAAGCATCGCAATTGACGACTGGTGCGAGTTTTCCCCCAGCGGCTACGAGGCTCCGCTAATCGGTTGCGAGTTCTCGCACGGCAGCAACGATTGCTATGGCCTTGTTCGTCGCTACTACAAGCAAGAGCGCGGCGTAATTCTCCCGGACTTTCTGCGGTCCGGCGAATGGTGGAAGGACGGAAGCTCCGACCTCTACACCCAGCATTACAAAGAGGCTGGATTTGTCTCGCTTGGGCGCGGCGCGGAACCTCAAAAGGGTGACGTTCTTCTTATGAAAATTCGAAGCCCAAATGACGTACCGAATCATGCGGCGGTCTATACGGGCAACGATGAAATCTTGCACCACCTCTGGGGCGAACTGTCGCGCCGCGACACACTGCCCCGCTACCAGCCGTTCGTAACTGACGTTCTACGCTACAAGGAGTAGGTATTGGAGAAACCCCGGATCGTTCGACTGTACGGGAAACTCGGGGCGATGTTTGGCCGCGAGCATCGCTTTGTAATCCGCAGCACGCGCGACGCCCTCAAGGCACTTTGCGCGATGGTCCCCGGCTTCGAGCGTGAACTCATGACGAGTCGCGACCGGGGTATCGATTACGCCGTGCTAATCGGACGGCACAACATCCGAGAGGAAGAACTCTCCTCCCCGGTCGGGGACGCAGAGGTACGCATAGCCCCGGTCATCCGGGGAAGTAAGCGTGCCGGTCTGTTCCAAACGATCGCGGGCGTTGCTTTAGCAGCGGTCGGCGCGGTTACATCCTTCTTCGGGAATCCGTTCGGAACGCAAATGATGCTCCTGGGCGCGTCTATGGCCCTCGGAGGCGTCGCTCAAATGCTGTCGCCGCATCCTACCGCATCGAACGGCAGCAGCAATCGCAAGCAATCGTACTACTTCAACGGGGCGGAGAACGTCGTGGAGCAAGGCGGCCCAGTTGGTTTGCTCTATGGCCGTCTACGAATCGGCAGCACCGTAATCAGCCAAGGAATTACAGCCACAGATAAATGACGTTAATTCGCGGAAGTAAAGGAGGTGGCGGCGGTTCCTCACCTACAGAGGCCGACGACACCCTAAGCAGCACCGCATACGCGCAGATTCTCGACTTGCTAGGCGAAGGCCCGATCTATGGCTTTCCTGACAACCTCTCTCCGGCACAATGTGCCTACTTCAACAACACCCCGCTACAGAACGCGGACGGGTCGTATAACTTCCAAGTAAAGCAGCTTGATTACCGGTTGGGGTACGTTGACCAGACGTATATCTCCGGCTTCGAAAGCTCTGCTGCTGAGACCCAAGTAGGTGTCTCGCTCACTGCCGTGCAGTCGTGGTCACACACGTTCACGAACCTGGATATCAACGCAGCGCGGATCACCCTTAGCGTGAGTGGGCTGTCTAAGACCGATACAGGATCAGGGAACATTTCCGGGTATCGCGTCGCGTATCAGATTCAAGTATCGAAGGACGGCGGGTCGTTCTCAACCGTCATAGATACTGCATTCGACGGCAAGGCCGGTTCGACATACACACGATCGCATCGCATCGATCTAGCCGGAGCTAAGTCCCAATACACCGTCCGAGTAGTTCGCCTCACGCCGGACAGCACTACTCAGTACATTCAGGACAAGACGAACGTTGTTAGCTACGCAGAGATTATCGACGCGAAGCTGTCATACCCGTATAGCGCCCTTGTGGCTATCCAGATCGACGCGGAGCAATTCTCCAGCATGCCGACTCGGAGCTACGACGTTAAGGGACTGTTGGTCAAGTATCCGTCGAACTACAACCCGCAGACACGCACATACACGGGGACATGGGACGGAACTTTCTCGTTCGGCTGGACGGACAACCCCGCGTGGATTTTCTACGACCTAGTGCTAAATAAGCGCTACGGCTTGGGGCGCTATGTCGATGCGACTATGATCGACAGGTATGCGCTGTACCAGATCGGCCGGTACTGTGATATCCCGGTGTCTGATGGTAAGGGCGGACAAGAACCGCGATTCACCTGCAATTGCTACATCGCTACCCGCGCAGACGCGATCAAGGTGCTACAAGACCTCGCGAGCGTATTTCGGGGTATCGCGTATTGGTCTGCGGGTAGCGTCATCGCAGCGGCCGACATGCCATCTGATCCGGTCTATGTGTACACGGCGGCGAACGTCATCAACGGTCAGTTCAAGTACGTGGGTAGCGCACTGCGAACCCGGTACACAACCGCGCTTGTTACATACAACGATCCCGGCAACGGATACAGGCAGACAGTCGAATACGTAGAGGATGCGGATGGCATCTCGCGTTACGGAATCAACAAGGCAGAGATTACGGCGTTCGGATGCGCCAGCCGTTCCCAAGCGCAGCGCGTCGGGCATTGGACATTGCTCACGTCCCGCTATGAGACAAACGCCGTAACGTTCAGCGTTGGTATGGACGGTACGCTTGCGCAACCGGGGCAGGTTATCGCTGTTGCTGATCCTACCCGTTCCGGAAAACGCATGGGCGGGCGCGTTCGGCAGTCCAGTACGAAAGACACGCTCACGCTCGACCAGATGCCGGAAGGCGTTGCGAGCGGCGATCGACTCACGGTCATCCTGCCTACCGGCGTCGCCCAGTCCCGCACGATCCGCTCCGTAAGTGATGCTGTGGTCACCGTGCAATCGGAATTTGACCTCCAGCCGGTGCCGGGTGCGGTATGGGTGCTGGAGAGTTCGACGCTCAAGGCGCAGCTATTCCGAGTAACCAGCGTGTCCGAAAAGGAAGGCATTACCTTCGAGATTTCGGCTACGCAACATGAACCGGGCAAGTATGCGGCAGTAGACAGCGGAGCCGCAATCGACCCGGCTCCGATCAGCGACCGTCCCCTGACCTCCCAATCCTCGCCTACGAATGTTCGCCTCTCGCAGTTCGTCGTCATCGACCAAGGCATCGCACGAACGAACATGACAATTGCGTGGGACGCCGCTGTTAATGCGGTCGCCTATATCGTGGAGTTTCGGAAGGACAGCGGAGATTGGGTAACTGCGGGAAGAACCGGCGGGCTCTCCATCGACGTACCGAACATTTACACCGGGCGTTACGTTGCTCGCGTCCGCGCAATCAATGCGATCGACATCACGTCGCCTTACGCGTACTCGATTGAGACCGTGCTCGAAGGTAAGAAGGGGCAGCCTCCTAAACCTCTCGCCCTCACCGCGTCAACGGATCAAGTCATGTCGATTCGGCTGTCGTGGTCATTTCCGAGCAACGCCGCAGACACGGCATACACGGAGGTCTACTACAGCGACACACCAAGCTTTGAGAAGGCGTCTCAGCTATCGCGGTATGGATATCCGACTAACTCTGCAAACCTGCTTAACCTCGCGGCGGGCCACGCGCTGTATTTCTGGTCGCGATTGGTGGACACGTCGGGGAACATTGGCCCGTGGTATCCAGACACGACCTCTCCGGGAGTGCGCGGCGCTGCTACAGCAGACACCGACCTGATCCTTGGCTACCTCGTCGGGAAGATCAGCAAAACTGAACTCGCGGAGGAACTGTTAGGCCCGATTCAGTCTATCCCTGACATCAAGCAAAAAGTTGACGCGAACGACGCACGGATCACCAGCGAGCAGCAGGCTCGGCTGGATGGCGACAAGGCGCTTGCGGGCCGTATCGATAAGGTTGAGGCCCAGGTCGTCGTCCCAGAGATGGCAGGTAGCGATGGGGAATACGCGGGAAGTACAGAGGTGTACGCGGGAGTATGGTCGGAGCAGTCCGCTCGCGCGGAGGCCGACTTGGCCCTGTCGCAAAAGATCGACACGACGACTGCACAAATGCACTCCGCGAATTCTTCGTTACTCGCTGCTGTTCGTGATGAGTCTCAGGCTCGCGTAGATGCCGACAGCGCGCAGGCGCAGCAGATTTCAACTGTTCAGGCCCAAGCGAACGAAAACGCGGCCAACGTCCAGACGGTCTCGAAGTCATATGCCGATCTTAACGGGCGTGTTGCTGCTTCGTACAACATCAAGACCCAAGTGACGAAGGACGGGCGCACATACGTCGCAGGTATTGGCGTAGGCATCGACAACAACAGCGGCGTAATGGAGTCGCAGGTTCTCGTAGCGGCTTCGCGCTTCGCGGTCCTCGACCCAAACGGCAGCGCCCTAACGTCACCATTCGTCATTCAAGGCGGCCAAGTGTTTCTCAACGAGGCATTCATCGGGAATGGCTTCATTAAGAGACGGTTTCAAAAAAAGGCCCCGTGAGGCTGTTAACTTTCGCAGCGAGCTGTTAACCTCAGGCATTGGAACAAC